AAAAAGAGAATCATTTACTGATAATCCAACCATCCAAGCAAGGTTTAATGAATATGCTAAATCACAAAACGTGTTAGTATTACTATCAAATACATATGATGAAGAATTATATAATTCGTTTTTCGCTGCAATAAATGAGAGAATATAATGCTAGGAGCTATTGCGTATACAGGTAATAAACAATCATTATTACCTGAACTTAAGTCTCACTTTCCAAAATATGACAGATTCGTGGATTTATTTTGCGGAGGTTTATCAGTATCTTTGAATGTCGATGGTCCTGTGTTGGCTAATGATATTCAAGAACCAATTATTGAAATGTATAAACGTCTTATTAGCGTGTCATGGGATGACGTTTTAAAAATAATAAAGCAATACAAATTATCAAAAACATCAAAAGAAGAGTTTTTGAAATTACGTGAAGATTATAATAAAACTAGAGATCCTCTTTTGCTTTATGTTCTTCATTTTCACGGGTTTAGTAATATGATTCGCATAAACGACAAAGGAAATTTTACTACTCCATTTGGAAAAAGAACCATAAACAAAAATAGTGAAAAACGCTTTAATCACTTTAAACAAAATTGTGATAAAATAATCTTTAGTTCATTGCATTTTAAAGATGTCAAAATTCTAGATGGTGATTTTGTATATGTTGATCCTCCATATCTCATAACAGTTGCCGATTATAATAAATTTTGGTCAGAAGACGAAGAAAAAGACCTTTTAAATCTTTTAGACTCTTTAAATGACAGAGGAATAAAATTTGGACTATCGAATGTTTTAGAGCATCACGGAAAGGAAAACACTCTTCTTAAAGAATGGTCTAAAAAATATAATGTTAAGCATCTTAATAAAAAATACGTCTTTAACATATATCATTCCAAAGAAAAGAATGGAACTGATGAAGTATATATTTTTAATTAATTGCTTACATACTCAAATGATATAATTATTTAACTTATTAATGAATTGAAAGGAAAAATAACATGCCACATTTCAACGAATGTAGTCAACTGATCGAAGGCGCTGATAAAGCTCAAAATGAATATTGGGATATTCTCGGTGATGAAAAAGACCCGCTGCAGGTAATGCTTGACATGCAGAAATCTCTGCAGATTCGTTTAGCTAAAGATAAACCTGAATATAACCGTCATCCTGATGATTTGGCTACTGCAGGTGAAGTTGTTGATTGGCTGCGTAATCAGAAAGATTATATTGATGATGAATTCCGCGAACTTCTGACTTCTCTTGGTGGTATGAGCAATGGCGAAAAAGATGCATCTGCTGTATGGAAGCCGTGGAAGGCACAACATGCTGAATATCGAAATCGTCGTATCGATGAACTGTCTCCTGAAGACCAGCTTGAAATTAAATTTGAAATGATTGATATTCTGCATTTCGTTCTAAATATGTTCCAAGGTCTAGGTCTTTCGGCTGAAGAAATCTTTAAACTTTACTACTTGAAAAACCAACACAACTTTGAACGTCAGGATAATGGTTACTAATTAAGTTATAAATACACCTGTAATCAAACAACAAAGGAGTTAATTATGGGTGGTTATGTAAACATCAAAACCTTTACGCATCCTGCGGGTGAAGGTAAAGAAGTTAAAGGTATGGAAGTTTCTGTACCGTTTGAGATTTATTCAAACGAACATCGGATTGCTGATGCTCATTATCAGACTTTCCCATCTGAAAAAGCTGCTTACACTACTGTGGTGACTGACGCAGCAGATTGGCGTACTAAGAACGCTGCAATGTTTACGCCTACAACAATAGGTGGTTAATAATTCAAGGACTCCTTCGGGAGTCCTTTTTTCATTTAAATGGTTTACATATCAAAATGAGTATGGTATAATAGAATTATCTTATAGAGGAGAGCACTATGTTAAATCGCTGGATTAAACCAAATGAAGATTTAGATATTATCATTTCACGACATGTAATGAAGAAATATGAACTACAGCCATGGTCTACAGAAGTTGTTGTGCATTCATTTATGATGTACGCAGATGGTTCTGTTGAATTTAATGCAGAGATTCGATATGATTATGGCGAGAAGCAAGTTGAATTCAAAAGAGGCTTTTTGTAATGTTTATCTTTAATTGGTTTAAAAGTTTCTTTACGGATTTTTTTCTCTACAACTCCCGGAGAAGGTGTAGTTCCTATTTCAAATGACTACCTTCCTTTAACTGTAGTTGAGTATGTTTATATGGGAGATGGAACAGTAGAAGCAGTTACTATGACTTATGAAGAGGCCCAGGAATATTATAAAAATCCTTGGCGTTGGTCAGTACCTACTACATCATCTAATACGCAGTCTAGTTCTGATTCATATGATACTAATGTTCCTGTTCATGTATGGACGGGTGATTCATGTGGAAGTTCTTGTGATTCTAGTTGTTCATCTACATCTTGTGATTGAGGAAAATTATGGAAGCGATTTTGTTTGAAATGTATATTAGCAGTAATAGTTTGTCATTTGCTAAAGATGTTCCAATTACTGTAGCAGTAATGATTGATAAAAGATATGACAATAATATGTATCTAGTAGAAGATTTTATTTCAATGCCAATTCCAGAAGATGTTGAAATAAAACTTAAAAAGATCGGAATTATTGAAACTGTACAAAATTCTCCATTTATGGCAATTCAAGCATTTACTAAATCTAACTATATTGATGTTAGTGAAGCATATTATAATAATAAACCATTGTCCTTCTATTCATATGATTCAATATATGACTGGAAAATAGATAAGGGAAATAAATTTATAATTACGGACGAAAGTGCGCTATCATATTTTATTACCTCTTTATGGAATAATTTAAATCCAAATTTGCTAAAAATTCATGAATTTGACGATGCTCCTACTGTTGTTTTAGGTAAAACAAATGAAAGTTCTGAAGAAAATGCTTGAATGGTTCAGTAGACCAAACTCAATGTACATTGACGATGGTTGGGTTGAACAGGCAAATAAAGAAATGCAGAACGAATCAGAAGAATGGATGAAATCAATGATTAGCGTTGAGAAAGAAAAGAAATTAGAACGCTCAGCGCTTAAATTGATGAGAGACATCTATGGTGATAAATCATGACCAAAGATATGACGTTAGAAGAGGCAAAGGCTAAAGCAAATGAAGCATTGGATTTGCTTCTTAAAATTGGCAGTAAAATGATGGAAGAAAATGAGAAATATATCCAGGAAAACAAAATTCCTGACGGCCCATTAGTAGGCAAGAGGAAATCACATGATTGAAGTAGCAAAACATTATTCAATAGAATTTATGTCTAAAGAAGGTAAATCGGTAAATACACTTGATAAAAAGTGCTCATTAATTATTCCTTTAGCAGAAAATCCGGATATTTTAATTAAAGATATAAAAGAAAGAAAATATCCAGAAAATATTATTCTAATTATAAAGCATACTGAAGATATTTTGCAGAATACAGATTCACCATTTTCTTCTTCTGAAGCTTTAACTATTAAAGGCTATAAAAGAGCTCACGAATATGGTCTTTTTGACCTGTTTGAAGACGATAAAGTTAAATTAGCGAGTCAACCTTTTAAAAGTAAAACATTCATTATTGAAGATATTAAAGATATAAATGCATTTGTTAGGATGGTCTGGGCTCATTTTGATGTTGGACTACGCTGGAGAATGTCTGAAGAAGAAAGAAAGATTGTTGAAGCTAATCGTCACTTTGGTTTTTATCGCTAGGAATTAATATGGATTTATTTGAGATGTTAGAAGATAATCATTCTACGAATATCCAGAATGATTCTAGTGATTATAAGAAAGAGTACCGTATAGTATTACAGAATTATGGAATTGAAGCCCCAGATGCTCTTCTAGAAGAACTAGCTTCATACCATCTTGACCCTCCGCCTTGGGCTCCCTGGGCAAAATAATTCAAAAAGTTGTTTACTTTCCTTTCTAACGATGATATGATAGCTTCTGAAGTATACGGAGGCTATCATGATTATTAATCTTGCAGATGTTGAACAGTTATCTATAAAAGCTGAAAGCGTTGATTTTCAATATGATATGTATAAAAAGGTCTGTGAAAAATTTACTGACTTTGAGCAATCTGTTCTTTGGCAATGTATGGAAGCTAAAAAGAATGAAGCTCTTCATCGGCAATTGAATAAAATCATTAAAAAGCATTTAACTAAATCACCTTATCAGCTATATCGTGGTATATCAAAATCGACAAAAGAACTCATTAAAGATTTACAAGTTGGAGAAGTGTTTTCAACGAACAGGGTAGATTCATTTACTACTAGTTTGCATACAGCGTGTTCTTTTTCTTACGCTGAATATTTTACTAAAATAATACTTCGTTTAAAAACTGATAAAGCTTTTAATTATTCTGACCATATCAGCGATATTATACTTTCTTCTCCTAACACTGAGTTTAAGTACACGTATGAAGATACTGATGGGCTAGATTCAGAGCGTACTGATAACTTAATGATGATTGTGCGTGAACAAGAATGGATGATTCCAATTGGAAAGTATAGAATAACTTCTATTTCAAAAGAAAAATTACACGATTCATTTGGAACATTTAAAGTTTATGATATTGAGGTAGTTGAATGAAATACTCAGTAATGCAACTAAAAGATTTTAAAATAAAATCAATGGATGCATCGGTGCGTGCTTCTATTCGTGAAGAATTGCTTTCTGAAGGGTTTAATTTATCTGAAATTGAACTTTTAATTCATTGTATTACCAACAAACCAGATGACCATACTTGGTTAAATGAAATAATCAAATCTCGTTTGGTTCCAAACGATAAACCTCTTTGGAGAGGTGTTCCAGTCGAGACTAAGCAAGTATTAAATCAAGGAATTGATATTATTACATTTGATAAAGTAGTATCAGCTTCATATGATAAAAATATAGCTCTACATTTTGCTTCCGGTTTAGAGTATAACACACAAGTTATTTTTGAATTCAAAGCTCCTATGGTATTCAATTTCCAAGAGTATGCTATAAAAGCTCTACGTTGTAAAGAATATAGTCCAAGTTTTAAGTTTCCAGATAGCCATCGCTATCGTAATATGGAATTAGTTTCAGATGAACAAGAAGTAATGATACCAGCTGGAAGTGTATTTAGAATTGCAGATAGATATGAGTACAAAAAGTATTCAACATACACTATCTATACTCTGGATTTTGAAGGATTTAATCTATAATGGAAGGACTTAGATTCATTATACCACGAAAGTTTTAAAGCATTTTTACATAAAGTTGTTTACAAGTTAAAGTAAAAATGTTATAGTATAGTAGTCAACCGTCCGTAAGATGTGAGAAAAATATGAAACTGTCTAAAAATCAAATTCGTAAAATTACACGTCGTCTAGAGCACACTCAGGCATCTGCAAAAAGACGTTCTAAAGATTTTAACTTAGACTTCAATTACATTAAGAACATTTTAGATCAAAAAGTTTGTGCTTACTCAGGAGAACCTTTTGATAATCGTATTGAAGGAGAGAAATTATCATTAGAACGTTTTGATAATAACGTTGGATACATTAAAGGGAATGTTATTGCAGTAAAGAAAAAGTATAATACATTTCGTTCTGATTATACTTTAGAGGAGTTGATTGAAAAACGGGATTTATTTGCTTTGCGAATTGGTCGTTCATCTGCGAAAAAAGTTCATAAACTAAATTTAGATGAAAAGAAATGGGCTAAAATCAAAAAGACTTATAATCAAATTAAAGCTATACAGAAAAAACGTGAAAACCGAATTGAACACATTTCTCAGCTTTCTAAATCAAAACAGACCTCTGACATTAAGCTAAGGATTATAGCACTTAAAGCTCGTATTGATGGTTCTCGCATAGCAGAAGGCGCTGAAGTTGTTAAACTGAACGTTCTTCTTAAAGGTTCGGATTGGAAAACTGTGAAAAAGTTGTCAGAAGCAGAAATGCAATATGATATGTGTGATAAAATTATTCAAGGTGTAGAGCGGTATCAAAATTTGTCTTTTATTGATAAACTTAAACTGAAAAGAGGATATCCGCTAAATTGTTCAATTTTTAAACTTATCCGAGGATAATATGGTTTATGTATATGCGATAGTTTACCGAGACAAAGACGGATTTACGGCGCCAGTTCCGCTTGATGAACATCGTCCTGCTGTATTTTTTGAATGGAATATTGCTGATAAAGTATTTACTACTCTTAAAGAGCAGTATCGATTAGCTTTAGGTAAGGGAATTCCAAGATTAGTTGAGACTCCACGCAAGTTTTGGTTTAATAAAATAGAAGTTAAACATGTTAAGCCTGACGTAGACACGCAAAGATTATATCAGCGAATTTTAGATACTGGGCGTATTGTTAGTATACCAATTTCAGGGAATTTACGATGACATTCGATGATTTGACCGAAGGCCAGAAAAATGCCTTTAACATTGTTATGAAGGCTATTAAAGAAAAGAAACATCATGTAACTATTAATGGACCTGCTGGTACCGGTAAGACTACTCTTACTAAGTTCATCATTGAAGCTTTAATATCTACGGGTGAAACTGGTATTATTTTAGCAGCTCCTACGCATGCGGCTAAAAAGATTCTTTCAAAACTATCAGGGAAAGAAGC